AAGCAACACCCTGGCCTTGATCGAAAAAAATACTTAATAATTTGGCATCTTGCCCTGCCACAGTTTTAAGTGATAGTTGAATCAATAATCCATTTTGTTGCGGAAATACCTGCAGTGAGTCCACATACACTCTGGGATCGCCTGCTACTACTCGTTGTATTTCATTGTAGACACTGGCCAAAGTTTCTTGAGTCTGATTTTCAAACAAGTTATTCCAGAGCGTGGTTCCATATCCCGGGCGCCCTACTAGTTGCCCTTGCCTAATATTGAATGCATTTAAGAGATCAATTTTTATCAGGTCAAAATCAACCACAGTAAATTTTTTATACTGATTGATAGTGTTAAATCCAATGAATGTGGCCATGTTGTATTTACCCGAAGAAATCGCTCACTGCACTGCTAATGTCTGCAGACGCAGTGTTTACTGCAGAGCTAATTGCTGATGTGGCTTGACCTTGTAGGCCAGATAATACATTTTGTGCTTGAGTTATGTTGGTTGCCGCCGCTTGTGATTTTATAGACGGGTATTCATATATAGGTGTGGGGATTTTGTTACTGCCCAGTATTTTTGCCACGGCTACATCTACAGTAGCGCGATTAACAGTGTTGCTGAATCCTGCTGCTTGTTTGGTTTGTCCGCTTAGTCCACCGCCACCACCAAAAGCTCCTAACACTGCTCCAACTCCTGGTATACTGCCCAGTGAGCTCAATGAACTCAATGCTCCGCCACCTCCTAATAGGCCAGTTATGCTGTTAATTACGCTAGGATTGGTGAAAAGACTGGTGCCGCCGCTGAAGATAGCGGTGCCAATCTGTATGGCGGTATTGAGATTTTTTGCATCGGTTCCCTTGATGCCCAGAGCTTTTTCCGCAAGCCCTAGTCCAGGACCAGATACCAAACTAGCAGGATCTAAACTAAAATTGCCAGAAGTTATGTTGTCTAAAGTGTTGCCAATATTGGTTGAAACATTGTCGATGTAATTAGTAACATTGTCAATTCCATTGTTGACTGCATTAGTCAGGCCATCGCCTAGATTATTAAAGGCAGTGCTAGGATCTGCTAGACCACTGGCCCAATCTGAGGACTTGGCCAATGTAGCAATTTGATCTGTGCTGGTCGTGCCATTTATCAGGCCCGTGAGTGTGTTAGATGCACTGTTTACTATTTGATTGGTTACTTTGTTTATGGTACTGTTAAGGCTAGAGGATATCAGCTTGGACACTGGATTACTGCCTAATGTTTGATTCAAATAACTATTCACAGCCAATGTGCCAAATTTACTAGCAGTAGAAATCAGTGCGGCTGTGGTACCTGTCACAACTTTGGTCACTGCATTGGTACTATCTATTGTGCTTGAATATGCACCAGAATTCAAATTATTGATAGCGCCATTCATCAATGTAGAAGTTACTGACACAGGATTTGACATCAATGCAACCACTGGCAACGTAGAAAACGCAGAGCGTGTAATACCAGGAAAACTCAGAGCAGCATTGATATCCAAACTTAACGCCGACAGTTCTTGCAACCCACTTTGTGTATAAACTTGACCCTGAGATATACTGGGTTGAGATTTAGGAGGATTTATTACTCCAGTTGCACTCAAACTATCGTAGGCATTTTGCATCAATGTTGTTTGTGCAATATTCTGCACAAGCGGATTATTCAAAAGAGTATTCAAAGAGTTTATGCCATCTTTGCCAGTCCATACTCCTGGAGCTCCCAGCACCTGAATAAAATTTCCCGGAGTTCTTTCTATGTAGTTAGGCCCAATGGGGCCATCATAGGTAATGTAATTGGTCCATCTGAACGCTTGTCCCGTACTGAATATTCCATAGTATTGATAGGTACCAACTTTATCATATCCGGCTGGAATTGGCGGAAATGTTCCATTGCCGTCGAAAGTAAACGGGCCGCCTTGTGTAAATCCATTGGGATTGAGACTGGGACTGATGGCATTTAAGGTATTCCAGAGTTCAGAACTGTCAGGATTAAGTATCTGCAATGCTATTCCAGCAGGACCTTCATTGTTTGTAACTGTGAGTACCACTTGGTAGATACCAGCATTGATAGTTTTGGTCACTGTGCCAACGGTGTAAAAATCTCCCCAGTAAAAAGTTCCTACACCATTTACACTGACACTGCCTTCGTTGTCTGTGCTGAGATTAAATGTATAGGTACCTGTGGTAGGAAATGTCAAATTAAAAATATAGCTGTGAGTGGTTACTTCTTCAGGTGGCCCAACCCATATCGCATACTGATCCATAAAAGCACACCATCTAAAGTCTGTAGGAGCTTTGTACCACCCGCCCACTGATTGCCAGTAAAAAGTAGTACCAGGTACACCAGTCACAGTGTAATACTGTATTGGAGAGTTTATTGGGAATGTAGTAGGGCCTGTGATACTTTCGTAGCCATAGGTGATAAAATTGCTGATACCAGGTTTCAAATAACCTGCTTGTTCTAGCTGTGACGCGTCGAATCCATACTGTCCTAACCCGCCTGGATAGGTACTGCCTATCGCATTGTTTTCACCTGTGGTGTTTGTTGCACTGTTTGGAAATGAGATTGGTATACCATTACCTAGCCCAACTCCTCCATTGCTGGCAGCACTGCCGCCCGAACTATTATTGGCAGTCGAATTGAATGTACCTGGTGTGATTATAGCATTGGTAGGTTGCCCAACAAAATTTTTAATCTGTGCCTGCACTGCCTGTACCTGAGCCGAAGTCAATGGCCCAATACCCGGCGCATTGAGATTGCTGCCATTGTTGTAACCAGTGCCGTCTGACACTATACCTATAATGTTGCCGGCATTCACTGGATTTGTCAGTGCAGTGCCCAATGATGACGGAAAGGTCGTAGAACCATTGGCCAGTGATATAATAGGCAGACCTGATATTGATGACAACAATGCAATATCATCAACTCCAGCAGTGCCTCGATCTAGCCTGCTAAGTTGAAATTTAGTTAGATTAGTTATACCACTACTGAGAGTTTGCCCTGGCACATAGCCCACTAAACTGCCGGCCGCTACTTGAGAATAGAATATGGCATCCGCTTGAGCCTGTGTTGTACCAGTTGGAGCAGTCAGTTGAAAAGTGGACCCTGACGGCAAAGTATAATTGAATATGGCCATTATGGAAAGTTGTCTCCAGTGGCTGTATTAAAAGCATCAGTGACTGCATTACTGATATCTGTTGCTGCACTGCTGATTGCCGTGATGCTGACATCGGCAGGCATAGTAGGCGCTCCTGGCGGCTGAGTGGGTTGTGCAGTTCCTAAGTTTACACTGACCTGCACACCTTGATTGTGATAAGGATAAGGTTCGTGCGTGGGTGCTCTAGTAACTGAACTGGTCAATCCCGACGGATTAACTGACCATCCAGTGGATGCATTAAATTGCACATCTGGTTGAATATAATTGGTTATACCAGTGGGCGCATCAACAGGTAGCGTAGGACCACCATTCAAGAACATGATGCCACCACTCAAACTCAGAGTTGCCCCGGCACCCCAACTGCCTAGTGTACTGCTCAATGCCAGACTGGTTCCTGCCTTGATACCCATGGCCTTGGTGGCAAATAACGTAACGCTGCCTTTGCTGGCAAGATCTAGTTTGCCATCGCTTTGAATTGTGGCATAGCCTTTGCCTTTGACATTCAATGAACCTCCAGCATACATGTTTATGTCTTGATCAGCATGAAAGTTTAGAGTACCTTCTGTACGTAGATTTATACTGTTGGTAGAGTACACATCCAGTGTGCCTTCTTGCCCTAGCTCTACCCAGGTTTGTCCATTGGCATGACAGATATAAAAAGCATTGCCATCATCACTCATGGTGATTTGATGACCCTTTGATGTGCGAATACGCACAAGATTGTTGTTGCCATCCACATCGCCGTCGTCCATAACAAAGGTGTGTCCACCTCGTCGACCAATCACATTGACATCTTGAGCTTGAAGTTGTGCTTGATCTTTGTCGGCAGTGACATCATCCATTCCGCCTTGATAGATTGCGCGACCCGGAGTTGATATGCCATAACAATTGCTGGGGCTTTCTCGTTGACTGCTGGATGCAATAGGACCACGTATGGGATCATTGATTAGACCTTGCTGGAACAGTGTGGCTGCCACATAACTGTGTACAGGTTTGTTGGCTTTCCAAAACTGCGGGTCGTCCGCAATTTGTGTATTGTCGTTGTTTATTTCAGTCACTGGTAAATTGGCAGACCCATTGAAGTAGCTGGCCTGGGTGGCATTTTGAGTAGTAGCTTGTGATTTGGGTGCAGAACCAATGGCTGGAATCATGTGGTTGATCCCAGGTTCCGGAATACATCCTATGTAGTATCCCTTGGATGGGTCGCCTTCCACAAACATACACAAAACACTGACGCCAATGTCTGGCGGAGTAAACCACATGCCGTAACTTTGTTGATTGCCCGGGGTATAGCCACCCACACCTGCACTGGTTCCAGATTTTGGAGTTACTCCATAAAAAGGCGGCAAATAACTGACTGTGCGCCAACTATTAGGATTGTCGGGAGTGCCCGTGGCAAACTGTTCAATGTAGACTTGCAGTCGACCCTGACGAGTTGGATCAATATTATTTTTGACTACTCCTATGTAGGGTCCATTTTCCGTGGGCATGCCTCCACGGTCAAATTTAAAATTACTTGCCCTGCCTGTACTTCGTGGTAGATTTTCTCCGGCCATTATGCGTCGTCCTGTGCTATTGGTTGTGAGGTATCTGTAGTATTTTGACCTACAGTTTGATCTTGTGGTGTATCACCGTTGGTGCTTTCAACGTCTCCGTTGCTGGTCGGCGGAGCTGGTGGTGCAGCTGGTTGTGTACCCGGATTGCTTGGCGGTGTTTGACTAGTTGAATTAGGTGCGGGATTAGAATTTTGAAACTTTTGTAGGCCTGTTACCCAGGTACTGGCATCAGTGGTCAATGAATTGACCTGTCTACTTAGATTGTTCAAACTTAAATTGTTGATCACTGTATTACCAATAATTGCAGTGGATGCAATGTTAGTTGCAGAGTCTGCACTGCCTGTTTGTGGTCGCCCATTGGTCGCGGCTGCAGTGGTACTGGTTTTATTGTACTCAATCAAGGCACGACCTTCCAGCTCCTGCTCAAATCTTCCTTTGCTGAATGTGCTTTTGCATTTGACCGCTGTGTAGGTAATATTTTCAATGGGTTCTCCATACTGATTTTTTTGAATATCTGTAACCCCGGTGTTAAAATTATAATCACTAGGACGATTCCAACTTATATCAAACACAATTTGTTGACTATCGTAATTTATGCCGCCGTCGGTATTGAAGGG